AACAAGATGTGGGTGTCACGACATGAAAAGGTTGCATTAGACAAGCTAGAGGGTGCCTTACTGTAACAATTCGTGATGTTACAGGTTTCGCAGAATGACCTTATAAGTAAGTAGGAGTAACGTAAGTAATAACCTAAGTTATTGACTGTAGTGTCTACTACTACTAGATATAACTTAAGTTAACAACGAAAGGATAAGACATGAGTTTTGAAGATCGTATCAATTTGGATGGTCGTCAGCCTGTAGTGGTTGAGCCAGAGCTTAAGAACTCTACCGACTATGACCGTTGGGTGGAAGAGGGGTTGTCGTTAAACCGAGACTACTCTGACTACAAGTGGAGCCTTGGTGACTGGTGGAATAAGGGCCACAAGTACGGTGAGCGTAAGAAACTTGTGGAGAGTGACGATTGGGATGGACCTAGTTTTTCTACCTGTGCAAACACTGCTTCTGTGTGCAAGGAGTTTGAAACTTCCCGTCGACGGGAACTTCTGAGCTTTGGGCATCATATGGAAGTCCAGTCATTGCCCATCGAAGAGCAAGACAAACTTCTGGACGAGTGTGAACATGAGGGTCACCCTGCTGTCATCCTTCGCCAGCGTGTCAAGGAGGTTAAGTCTTTCTTGTCGCAAGGGTGGTCGCAAAGCCAGATGGACCGACGTCGTGCTATCGAAAAGGGTGGGGTTGCTCTAGCTAACTTGAATAAAGGTGACGATGGCCTCCCTGTCGATAATGCCCTTTTGTGCTGGGCTGAGGCTGAGGGTTTAGATGTAAAGATCACTCGTGGTACTGACTGGGGTAACCCATTTGTAATCGGTGAGGATGGTGATCGTGAGACTGTCATCAGTAAGTACAGCAAGTACCTTGAGATGAAGGATGGTCTATTGCACCGTCTTAAGTCTGGTGAGTTGTCAGGTAAGCTGCTTGTGTGTTGGTGTTGTCCTGATGGTTGTCATGGTGACACCCTTATGAAGAAAACAAAGGAGGCTAACAAATGATCTTGGAAGACTTTGTAATGTTGGGCAAGACAGCCCCAGAGACTGACCGTCAGGGTCGTGTGACAGTGTGCAGTGCAGGTTGGTCGCCAGAGCTACGGCAACTAGTCCGCATCTACCCCCTCGCAGTGGAAAATGCACCGCCCGACTTTTCTGTGTCGCAAGTGAGGCTTGAGCGTAACCACAAGGACAGCCGACACGAGAGTTGGAAGATCGCGGGGGATCGTAGTGCTGATGTACACTCAGGCATTAACGCTAGGTTTGATGTTAAGCGCATCTTGAATGATCGTAGTAGTCTTGCTGAACAGATACCTATTGTTGGTAGCATAAGGGAAGCTAACGAAAAGCGACTATCCCTAGCTGTTATTCAGCCTAAGGTTAAGCCTAACTTTTACCTAGAGCGTAACACAGCTCGAATACTAGGTGGGGAAAAGGTTTGTACTAAGTCCTACAAGTACACACCCCGCCTAAAGTTCTCGTTAAACGGCAGTCTGCATAAACTAAAGTACCTCAATCAAGAGGTCTACGACTACATAAAACCAAACTCTAAGGACGACTTTTGGAAAATCCAAGGCCGTTTCAAGAGAAACCCAAAGTTGCTGGTTGGCAATATGTTCGCTTACAGGAACAACTGGTTGGTAATTGCAGGTCTCGATTGATGGCAGAAAACCCACATCAACCATGCCCTTATGTGTCGTGTGGCTCATCTGATGCCTTCAGCTACAATGATGGTGGTTTTGGTAAGTGTCACAAGTGCAATGCAAGTTACCCGTCCAGTGGAAAGAAATTCGATTGGGCTGAAGAAAGATACCCGACAAAGAGAGGTGATAATTTTATGTCGTTCACACCAAAGCTGATCGAAGATGTATCAGATGGTCGTTACGTCAACATGCGTGGCATCAACACCAAGACGATGGAGGACTACGGGGTACTGACCTACGACAACCGTCAAGAGTATGTCTACCCGTCCGGCGGAATTAAAGTCCGTAACCTGACAGAGAAAGGCTTCTACGCCAAGTCAGGTTTCAAGGGTGACGAACTGTTCGGGATGAACCTGTTCACTGCTGGTAGCTCTAAGATGGTTACCATCACTGAGGGTGAACTGGACGCCCTGTCAGTGGCTCAGATGCTCAAGAGCGGCTACACCAACCCAGTAGTGTCACTACCCTCTGCTACGCCCTCTAAGAAGCTCTGGGAGAACTGTGCAGACTGGCTCAACAGTTTCGATAAGATCGTGCTGTCAGTTGACAATGATGATGCTGGTAATGCTCTTGCTGACCGTGTGTCTAAGTTGTTCCCTAATAAGGTCTATCGTGTTGACCATCGACCCTACAAGGACGCCAATGAGTTCCTACAGGCAGGTAAGGCAGCAGACTTCAAGAGCGCATGGTGGAACGCACGGAAGTATGTCCCTGAGAATGTGATGAACAGCACACAGGACTTCTTGTCGTTGTACAAGGATACGCCTGAGCATCAGTTTATCCCTACGGGTATCCAAGCACTAGACGACAAAATCTTGGGGTTGATGCAGGGTCACTTCACGGTTATCAAGGCACCTACAGGCATTGGTAAGACAGAGGTGATGCGGTTCTTGGAATACAACATGCTGAAGCGTGGTGTCCCTATTGCTGCATGGCACTTGGAAGAGACTAAGTTGAGGTCACTGCTTGGCCTTGTGTCTTACGAGTGTAACGACAACCTGACACGGCGTGACTTGATTGAAGAGAAGGGTGCTGAGGATCGTGTCATTGAGGCTATCGGTAAGCTGACCAAGGATGAGAACTTCTACCAGTTCTACCTAAGTGACGGTCAAGGTGCTGATGATCTTATTGACCAGATACGATACTTTGCTGTCGCTTGTGGTGTTAAGTTCGTGTTCTTTGAACCTATCCAAGATGTCCTTGTTGGGTCGTCAGAGGAAAGCAAGGAACAGATGTTGGCTGACTTGTCTGTGCGACTGTCTAAGCTGTCTGCTGAGTTGAACGTGGGTATCGTTACTATCGCCCACACTAATGATGATGGTCAGATGAAATATTGTCGTATGATCGGGCAGCGGGCATCAGTCATCATTGACCTGAAGCGTGACAAGGATTCTACTGACTTGCAAGAGCGTAACACGACACACCTTACTATTGAGAAGAACCGACCATGTTCTGAAGAAGGTAAGGCAGGTATGATGCGGTTTAGTACTGATACGTTTACACTACGAGAGGTACACTAATGACAGTATTCGACATTGAAACTGACGGTCTATTAGATGAGTTGACCAAGATTCATGTCTTGTCGTATAGCTATGATGGCAAGGATGTTGTATCGACTGGTGACTACGATGAAATGCGTGAGTTCTTTAAAACCCATCATTACCTCATAGGTCATAATATTATCCGATTCGACATCCCCGCAGTGGAAAAAGTGCTGGGTATCAAGGTAAAGGCACGTCTGGTAGATACTCTAGCAATAAGCTGGTATCTGCACCACGACAGACTGAAGCATGGTCTTGAATGGTACGGTGTTGACTACGGTATCCCCAAGCCTGTTATCAAGGACTGGAACAGCCTGACCTATGAAGACTACGCTAACAGGTGTCAAGAGGACGTTAAAATCAACTCTCGTCTGTGGCGTGACCTATGGCACAAACTTAACAAGCTCTACCAAGACGAAAGTGAGATGGATCGTCTGATCGACTATCTGTCGTTCAAACTAGATTGTGCCAGAGAGCAAGAAGACCTTCGGTGGAAATTGGACGTAGACAAGGCTCAGGAAGCCTACGACGAAATCATCAGGCTCAAAGAAGAGAAGGTAGAGCAACTAGCTGATGCTATGCCTAAGAAAGCACTGACCCGTGTGGCTACCCAGCCTAAGGTCATGCACAAGAAAGATGGCGAGTTGTCCTCTCACGGTGAGAAGTGGATTGCACTATGTGCGGGGAATAAGATGCCAATCTCCGCAAAAAGCCTAACTGTCCAGACAGGAGAAGAACGGGGCAACCCAAACAGTAACGATCAGGTCAAGGACTGGCTGTACAGCTTAGGTTGGAAACCACGAACGTATAAGTTCATCAGGGATAAGAAGACAGGTGATGAAAGACAAATCGAACAAGTCCGTAATGACGGAGACCTTTGCAAGAGTGTCAAGGAACTTGTCAGTATGGACCCTGCTGTTGATCTGCTGGATGGTCTTACCGTGCTTACTCATCGTGCTGGAATACTTAAGTCGTTCCTAGACTGTCACGTTGATGGCTACCTACAAGCTACGGTGGCTGGCCTGACGAATACATTCAGGTTCAAGCACATGAAGCCTCTGGTCAACCTACCTAGTGTAGACAAGCCTTACGGTGATGTGATCCGTGGGTGTCTTACCTGCCCTGAGGGCTACGTCCTAGCTGGCGCTGACATGACTAGCTTAGAAGACACGACCAAACGACACTACATGAAGCCACTCGACCCTGAGTATGTGGAACAGATGAGCAAGGAAGGGTTTGACCCACACCTTGACTTGGCACTACACGCTGGTGTCATCTCTCAAGAAGACATCGACAAGCATAATTCAGGTGAGCGTTCACTCAAGGCACTCCGCAAGAACTACAAGGTGGTCAACTATAGCACCACATACGGTGTAGGAGCGCCTAAGCTGGCCCGTGAGACGGGTATGAGCAAGTCTGAGGCTAAGACCCTGCTAGACGCCTTCTGGTCCCGTAACTGGGCCATTGAGAAGGTTGCCAGCACACTACAGGTT